TGATTGGAGCCTTGACTGCACTCACAATCCCTTTCCAGATACTGCTTGTAGTACTCTTAATGCTATTCCAAACCCCTTTGATAGTATCCTTTATGGTATTAAAAACACTAGATACAGTTGAGCTAATGCCATCAATAATTCCACTAATTGTTCCACTAATAGCATCCCAAACAGTAGATGAAACGCTCTTAATTGTATCCCAGACGGTTGTAATAACGCTCTTTATAGCATTGAATATATTGGAAATACCAGTTTTGAAGCGGTTTATTATTACAGTAACTACTGATACAATAGCATCCCAAACCGTACTTGATACTGATTTAATTGTGTTCCAAACGGTTGTAATAACTGTCTTGATAACATTGAAGACTATGCTGATACCACTTTTCAGTCTGTTAATTACTGTAGTCACCAATGCAACAATAGCGTTCCAAACTGTGCTTGTAACCGTTTTAATCGTGTTCCAAATTGTCGTGATAACGGTCTTGATAATATTGAATACTGTAGTGATAATCGTCTGCACTATGTTGATATAAGTGGTAACCACTAACACAATACCTTGCCAAATTAAACCGAAGAATGCTTTGATACCATTCCATATGGTCATGATTACATTTTTGATCGCATTGAACACTGTCATAATTATTGTTTTAAGTACCTCTAGGACTGTTGTAAATATGACCTTGATAACTGCCCACGTTGCTCTGAAGAATGTAGCTAGACCATTGAAAACGGTTTCTGCTGTCTGTTTGATCCATTCCCATGAACTTGCAAGGAATGCACTCACTGAATCCCAGTTAGTCCACAGGAGGACTATTGCGGCAATCAGTGCCATGATACCAATTACTACCCATGTGATAGGGTTGGCTAATAGCGTTGTATTGAACAACATCATTGCCGTCTTAACTCCCATAACTATTGGTGTGAGCATCATGATTGCTCCTGTGATGATACCCAAGGCTACAGATATTGCCGCAATTGTAGCTGTCAACATAGGATTCTCAGATACCCATGTGGATACTGTTGATACAACGTTTGCAAGTTTGCTGTACAATGGTGCTAATGTCGTATTCAAATCACTCATAGCTTGTTTCATCTGAACTGCAGGACTTGCATCCATTGCACTGACTGAATCATTGACATCCTTCTGACCTTCTGCAAGAGTTTTCGTCGCTCCTTCTGCATTGAGTAAGGCATCAGTGATATTGCTACCTTGATCTTCATACATGGTACCAAACATCTTGACACCTAATTGATTCTTGACAGTGCCATCTTTGACCCCATCCAAGGCTGAAGCAACATCCTGCATTGCTTGTTTACCTTTCTCTCCACCTTCGGCAATTGATGCACCCCAAGTTTGTAATTGATCAGAAGATATGTTAGTACTTTCTAATAGTTCTGCTGTGGCATCATCTACACCAGTTCCAAATTCTCCAAGGAGAATTTTACCTTCCTTGAGACCATCCATGAGATTGTCTATATTCCATGTTCCAGTCTCAACTCCTGCTGCCATGATACCCTGAATATCTTCAGCATTATAACCAGCATCTGCTAATTGTTTACCATACTCGGCAATGGTGTCAATCTCTCCAGGAGGAAAACCAACTTTGATTAAGCTATTGGTTAACGCCAATGCTTCTTCGTCACTGATACCAAGTTCACTAGCAATTTCATTAGTCTCTTGTATCAATTCTGAAAAGTCGACTTCACTGAATGCTGCTGAGATTGCTCCTGCACCTTCAATAATCTTCTGGTTGGACTCATCACTAGCATCAGCATTCAAGGCAAATTGTCTTCTGACACCTTCCATGGCTCCTTCTGCATCAACCCCATAGGTTTGCACTTGCTTGATGGAACTCTTAACTGCTTTAATTGATTCTTGGGGGATATCAAAACTAATATCAATCTGGGTATCCAAACTAGAGACATCCATGGCTTTGCTAACAGCTCCTGCAAGTCCACCTCCTGCAGCAAGTCCACCTAATATACCACCCATGTCAATGCCATCAATTGAATCTTGTGCATCTTCTGCTGCATCACCAACACCTTCGAGTTCTTGTTCTGCTCGGCTACCATCTATTCTTGGATCTGGTAAGGATTGTATTGCACCTTCCGCTTCACCAACTGCACCTTCAATACCAGCAAGATTTCCTTCTGCTCTACTAGTATCAACGTTGGCATCAATATCCAAATCAGGAATCGAATTCATGGAAGATTCTATGCTAGAAAATGCATCATCAGCACTACCCTCTATATTCCTAAATACTCTGGTTGCTTCATCGATACCTCTTACCGTAATATCTACAACATTTGCCATCTTTTTCTCACCTACTTCCTATTTGATTTTGTTTTCTTAGGTGAGTCCTTTTTCTGTTTCTCCAAAGCTTCTTGCTTTTCCTTTTCAATCTTGTTGTGTTGGTAGATTAATGTCTTCACCTGAAACGGTGTCATGTGGGGAATATCCAAAGGAGAAACCCCACACACTTTAACCAGAAAGTAGAAATTACTGCTCTCTGTTGCCGTCACTGGGAGTGTCTTCACCTTCATTGAACTCATCAGTATCTTCCTGATTTCCAATGCCAGTAATCTTTTTGACCTGTGCTGAGATTTCCTTAACTAGCTTAGGAGGAAATTGGTTTTCAACAACTTCTTCAGTAATACTTTCATCAGTAGTACCTAGGCAAACTGCTTTCATATCAGCTTGGTAACGTCCAAAAGTATTCTTACGTGTATCAAAATCCATCACACGTTCCATCTTACCTTTCATTCCTGGTTTACCCTTGACTGTCACACCTTCTTGCATTAAAGCTTCAATTTCACTTGCTTGCTTGTTGTTTAGAGGCTTAATTTCAATCTCAAAAGATTCCCCTTGCCATACTACCTCCATAACCTCTGTATATTGATTGCCTTGCAGGACTCCTGCTGTTAACTTCTTAGCCATATTATTTCACCCTCTCTTAATAAGTCTCTTTATCATTTGTCATGCTGACTTGAATTGGTCCAGTTTTGTTCACATCATCATACAAAGCTCGTGCAGTGACTGATTGAGTAAGTCCATCTCTACCCTCTGCTGGTTGTCCAGAAGCGGTATAAACCATTCTCGGGAAGATGAAGTCTATGTTATCTCCAAAGCTTAATGTATAAACCATCTCCTCAATTACAGATGTACTTGGTCCATCAGAACCACCCCAAAATGCAATCAATTCTTCATCAGAATCGAAGCCTAATTCCATCTCCATTTCAACTACCATGGAACCACGAAAAGCTTTGGTTGGGAATCGTGAACCAAATCCTTGGGAACTCTCAATATCAGCACCTGTCTCAATAGACAAAGATAATGTATTGATATTTGCACTCTTGTCAGTAGCATCCTTTGTCAAACTTGCCATTGGTGCAGTGAAGAATTTACCTTCAGTGTAATCAACATCAGTTGCCAAAACATTCTTCTTGTCCTTGGCTCCTAGTGTAGTAACTGTCATCAATGCCCACTCGGACTCAACTTCCAAACTAATACTCTCAACAACATTACCAAGGAAAACATGCTCCATGATGTCCTTACCAATCTTGGCTGAGAATGATTGCATTAATGGAGTTGTTGATGGTGAAAATATATGAGTGAATGATGGTAATGTTCCTGTTACCTCATATCCACCTAATGCCCATTTGAAGAACCATCCTGAAACTAAATCATCCAATGGAAAAGTGATATCTCCTCCTGTGGAATATATTCCTAATCCTGCATGACGATCCAAACCACTCATACCTTCATAGATAAGTTTATCGTCTCCAGCAGGATCAATACTTACTGTCTCTGGGTCAATTGTCTCTGGGAATACTATTGCCTCAACCCCATATGAATCTTCCTTGCCAATTTTTAAATAACGTGTAATTGCCATACTTATTATTCCCTCCTCTGTAGCCTAAAAGCAAATTGTACTGATGACCAATATAGTTGAGTATTGTTTCCTGCTTCATATGCAGGATCAACTCTCATTGGTCTGACATCACTGACTAAACCACCTAATGTTCTATCTGCTGTAAACACATCGTATAAGGTCATTGACAATGCCTCTGCTTGCTTCAATTCCTCCTGTGGGTTATTACCCTTAACTAGCACCACAAAGTCAAAGGTGAAGTCATGTTGTGCTGTTCTGCCACCTTTAAGTTCTGGTGCATAAGCTTCAGGAACCATCCACACTGCAGGAGACTTAAGTTTACCAATCCTTTGTCGCTCTCCATACACAACTTCTTGAATATCTGTCAAGTTCTCGTGACTCTCAATCTTGGTGATAATAGCTTCCCTAATTTCATTGAATAATTCAACTAAGGGTTTGGTATTAACGGACATCTTACAACCCCTCCTGATCTAGTGCCATTTGGACGAACTGTGGTATCCTTGACTCTGCTGCAGCAATGGAACCTTCAATGTAATGTGTACCTTGGATACCAGGATGAAGAACTGCTTTGGCAAATATGAATCCTCCAGCAACTGAAAATCTCAACGATTTAGCTTGTCTAGGATATATCATATATGGGTCAGAACCATCATTCTGTACCAGTGCATATTTCACTTTGGTACCTATTGTGGATTCCATCTTGCCTTTACGTTGAAGAACCCATGAACCTGCAAGCCTACCATGGTCTTGAGGGGAGAACTCCATTAAGTTCCCCCACAATTCCTGTGCTGTTAAGTCATGGGTCTTTTGCAAGGCTCTCTTCACCTTTGGTATTAATTTGTCTAGGTCATCTCGATTAATTTCCATCTACAAAGTCCTCCAGTGAAGAGAATATGCTCATCCTACCACTTGCACTACCTTGCTTGTAGCGAATAAATGGTTCCAGTTCCTTGTCAAGCTCTTTTGTAACCTCTCCTGTGTTGAGAATGTTAACTGCAAAACTATTAATCTGCACCACTGGACTTGACCTTTGTTGTTGTGCAATGGCTACCAGATTAGCTACTGTTCTTATCAGCACATCTTGGATAGCTAAGAATTCTCCATCCTGAATATCAACTTCTCTACCAATCCTGATGTAGATATGAGAAGCAATCTTCTCAACCCAATTCTCCAGGAGATTATTCAACGCTACTTCCTGGTCTGTAGCATTAGAAAATTCAAAATCTCCTGTCTTGATGCCAGTCATGTTTCTGATATCTCGAGCTGTCACTACTTCAGTGACTGTTTTCCCTGTGAATAAACTCACTTCTTAATATCCTTTAGCTTATCCAGGAGTGTTGCACGATTCTTACCAGAAACCTCTTTTGCAATAGCCTCATCCAAATCGATCTTGCCATCTTCAACAGCTTTCAGGACTTGCTCCATATTGAGTTCTGAGTAGTTGAGCTCTTGCTCCTCAACTACCTTCTCATCAACTTCTGCATCAACTTTGATTCCATCATCCGTATCCGCTTTGGTCTCAGGTTCAAGAACTACAACTTTGAAATCCTTTACTGCTCTTAGAGTTAGCAATTGTCGATTATTAACGGACAAGGCAACTTCCTGTTTCGGTTGAAAATTGTATCCTAATCGATTGCGTATTCTGTTTCCAACATTAGTTACCTTGACTTCATTCATCAGTAATTACCTCCCTCTTATTGTCCTGTATATCCAGTACCTACTACAGAAGCATTCTCATCTTCAAAGTTAGCATCTACACGTAATGTAGTTACAAAATCAGTCTTACGTGCCTTTGGCATACGGTCTGGCTCAATGAAGATATCACGATACACACCATATACTAGGTTTGTTGCAGGTGCAAGGAATGCAGTACCCTCTGGCATATTCGCAGAATCTTGAATTGTGAACCCTTTGTATGCTAACTGTTGTCCAGTAGTCTGAGCAAAGTCACCTAAGCCAGTACCACGTGCTTTCAACACATTACGGTATGCATCTTCGATATCCCAGTGTACCCAAAAAGTCCACTCAGAACGATTACGCAAGAATTTCTTTGGTACTGATGCAACCATTGCATCAAACATTGCCTCAACATCTGTTGCATCAAATGCAGGTGTGGTCGCTCCACCATCTACAAGATTAGCTGATTTCTTCAACCAACCATCAGTAAGTGCAAGGAATGCATCCCCAGAAGTTTTGTCACCATTAAGGAATAATTCTTCAAGGTCGATACCTGAACGGTCTGCAATTAGGTCAAGTAAAGTATCCTCGAACCCTGCACGCTCAATATTGTCTTCCATTGTTGAATCAGTGATACCAGCAATCGCCATCACCTCTACAGATTCAAGAGTATTGGTATTGAATACTGGCTTGCTGTCGCTTGTTCCTGCCACACCTTCTGCTGCTGTACCTAGAATACGATCTGCGAATCCAACTCGGTCAATGTCGTGTGTGTGGCTCCTCATGTTGATTCTACGTGCTGAATCAAGCACTCGTGTAGCCTCTGAAATTGTCTGAACGAATTGCTCTTGCTTTGCAGTTGCTAATTTGCTTGAACCTAAATCAGTTGTCATTACTGATTTCAATGCACTATTAATCTTATCTAACATTTGTTGATTATTCATAGTCTAATCTCCCCTTTTACTTCTTAATTTTGTAACCGAATGCATTCCGTGATGGCTTCTTGTCTTCATCTTCTGCTGACTTTTCTGTTCCATTGTCCTGACCAGTTAAGCGGTTTGAGAATGGCTTCTTCTTCAGGTCTTCAATCTGTTTTAATGCAGTTTCATACTTTTCTTTGTACTCATCTTTCTCATCAGTACCTTTTGACTTTTCAGCTGACTCTTCCTCTTGCTCATCTTCACCTTTGGACTTCTCAGCTCCATCTTTCTCAGAACCATCTTCCTCCTGTGAGGATTTACCTAAGGACTTAATCACGTCATCAAGTTTAGTATTAACGGACTTAAATGACTCATCAATAAGTGCTTGAACTTCATCTTTTTCCATATTCTTAGTGCCTCCCTTGGCTTTCGATTCTCGTTCTTTTTCACCAACGCTCAATAGGTCGTCGATGACTTCCTTAGCCTTACGTAACTTGTCCATGTTGGCATTGGAAATGACTTTTCCAGCTTTCTCAGTGGATTGACTCTTACCTTTGAAACCCATTCCCCTCATGAATTTACTCATGAATCCTTCTTCATCAGTATCTTTTGACTTGAATCCACCACCAAGCATGTTCTGAATTTCTACAACTGATTCCTGAACCATAACTTCCTTAGGTTCTTCTATAAAATCAACAGAACCCGTCTCAGATAATTCGTAGCCTACCTGATAAGTCTTACGTGTATTCTCTCTGTCATCAATGACTCTGAATACAACGGAATCCATCAATGTAGAATGGATAATTGGAAACTTGTCATATCCTGAGAACTGTTTATCTAGTTCCTGGTCAATTAGTTTCTTCCTATGTTCCAGTGAACCATTAATAGCTTTTTCTACTGTTTCATTCACGTCTGTGCTCACCCCCTTACTTTTAATAGCAAGCCATTTAGCTTTGGGTACTGCTGGCTCGTCAACCAATGACACTGCATTGACAATCCAATCATCCCCTAAGTCTGCTAAGGTGATTCGTTTGCTCTCTTGGTTCTTCTCTGCTGATTTCATAGCGGTCTTCTGTAGTGCCATGATAGAGAATCCACCAAGCTTCTTGTCCTTGACTGCTTTCCATGTAGCATCATCAGTAACTCGGGCTCCCATCATCCAGGAACCTTTTGGCACAATATTGTTATCTCCTGTGTCAATATCCACTGGTAAAATATAACTCTCTACTAGCTTCCCTACATTATTCAAAGAATGTTGTAGGTCGATATTTCCATATTCCTCGACAAACTTGTGTGCTACTTGTTCGATGTGCTCCGCTGATACAACATCTCCATCAGAATCTGGCTCATCAGGAATAAGAACTGGACCAAACACAATACGCTTCTCATCATTCTTATACACAATTGGTGCTGTTAACTCTGGCATTTTCATTTCTCCTTTCTGCTAATATTTAATCACTTTTACTCGTGACGGAAATAATCAGTATAATGCGTTGATGCAGCAGAAAACACCAAGACCACTCGCATCAGACTTCTACCTCTTATTACATCAGTGAATGTTCTGTTAGATGGACTAGTACCTGAGATGTAACCTGAACGTGTACCAATAGTTACCCAACCTGTATCTGATGACCATCGTTGTAACTTCATCCACCAATCGATTTTGGTCGCACCAGAACAATCCCACTCGTAATTTGGGCAATATCTAGCATTGTTCAATGACACTGGAATGTCTCCAATTGAACCTCCATCATTGAGGCTTGCTACATAATAGTCAACATAAGTAACATACCCAAATCCACTAATATTATCAAACGTGCCTTTAGCGTACCAATCATCTGCCATTATAGAACCCCCTTAAAATATTTTCGTGCTAACTCTGTTCCAATCGTATGAAGCTCTCACCTCCCTTAAGCAGACTTAGGATAATATGGTGTAGTAATAATGTGTTCACCCTTCTTAGGTATGAAAGGTCTTTCTCTGCACCTACAATTGATCCACTCACCAATAGCTCCTGAACGCTCTCCTGGATACAAAAGACCATTTGAGAAATTCTCATCAACTCTTACTACCTGTCCATGAAGTTCAACATGGTCGTATTTGTCTTTTGGGTCTCTTCCACGTACTCTACTATCTCCAACAGTCAACCATTGCTTATACTTAACTCCATAATCAATTAGTGTCTTGTGAGAACCCTCGTTCTGTGCTGATTGGATTTCCGTTCTGGCTATCAACCTTAATCGGTAATCTCTTAAGTTGTCAAAATCTGCTCTTAGGTTTGTAGCAACTTCGTCTATACCAAGTCCATCTTCATAACCTTTGCTTAATGTGGTAGCAAAATCTCCTTTGATTCTGGAGAATGTGTCATCAGAGAACTCGTAAACTTTCTCTTGCAGTTTATCCCTGACATCTTCACTGAATGCCGTAAATGCAACGGTCATTCCTGCATCCAACATATCCTCGAAAGATAGTTGTCTGCCAAGGTCTAAACCTTCTACACTATCTTCGGTTATGACGTGAATCATTTCCTCAAACGGAAGATCAAATATCTGGCTGATCAGTAACTTGCGTTGTCGTTCATTACTGGGTATCTTTCCACGTTCTTGCAAGGCTTCAATGAATTTACTCTCTAATCCATCTTGTAGTTCCACTAACCTGTTGGTCAAAAGCTCCTCTGCAGCAATTAAACGTTCATCCACGGTCTTGACTGCAGGTAACTTCCCATGCTGTGCAAGGAAGTCTACCACTTTAGCGGTCATTGCCTTAGTTTTATTCACCCTTCTGCACCACCTTCACAAGCTCCCTGTGTAAATCTTTAACACTGTCCAGGACTTGCTCTTGACCTCCTGTGGATATAGGCACACCATTAATGAAGTGTGTGTCCATGTTAGGGTCATCAATACGTTCATCACCACGTTCTTCCCTTAACATATTAGGACTGTAGTACCCCATTTTAAACAACTTTTCAAGTCTGTCGATTTCTCTATCTTCATCTCTAGTATCAATCTCATTCAGAACGAATTTCCAGTCCATTATTTCTAGACCAATCTTGATGATGAAGCGGTTGATTCTACTTTCGAGAACTTCTTGCTTAGGTTTAACTACTGACTGTTTGTAAATCTCAGTAGACTCTGCTGCAGATGATCCACCCATCTGACCTTCAACATTAACTCCTGCACGATATGGTGGAACCCCATGTGCTGAAAGAATCTCATCACGGTTGTCTTGACGGAACATTCTGAAAGATGCTTCCTTGGTATCAGTACTCAATGCTTGGAAGTTGAATTCCACAGGAGGAGAATCATATTCACCTTCTGATGGTTTGGCTGTCAACACCAGTGTCGAATGATTTGCCTTCTTAACATCTTGTTGGAAGAACTTCTTGATATCTCGTTCAGTCTGTTCATCTAGGTCTGCTCCTGAAACGGTCACAGCATAGGCAGGAATTGCGTGATTTTCGAAGAAGGACGTATTGTACTCTTGCCTCTCCTTGTCCCCTAGCAATGCTCCTAGTGCAGGAAGAATGTCTGGTACACCATAGTAGTCTGAGCGTGACGTGTAGTTCTTAAGGTGGAGAACTTCAGTAGCACGATTTCCTACCTCAACTGCTCCATAATCCTTAATTTCTCCACTGTCCTTGTTGACATCCTTATCCAAACCGAACTTCTTGAACCATACCTTATTCCTACCTCTTATCTGAACATATCTTTCCATATCCTGATGAGCTCTCATAGTGTGTGCTGGAATGTGTTCCAATCCTACCACTTTATCATCGCTGACATCACGGATAACTTCAAAATAACCATTACCTGTAGCTTCATGGTCAACCATAACCATATCGCATATCTCAGTAAATGTTCTTGATGGATTACAAGTTTCTAGGAAGTCTTTAACTGATTTCCTTTCCTCCTGTGAAGGATTCTCTACACCTTCTCTTGGTACCAAATTCCATCCTAAACCAGCAATATCCCTTGCTTTGGTCTTAACTGCTCGGTAATGGAATGTGTTGATCTCTAGCAATTGTGCCAAGGCTTCAATGTTATAGATAGGCTCCACTAATCCAAGTCCACTATATGTTTGATTAAAGCTATCACTAGGTATTTGGTTACTACCATCATCCTTCTGCTTTAGAATATAGCTGTCCATGTAGCTCTGAGATAGCACTTCTCCATCTTCCATCACATAAGCTTTTGTTGATGCCATTAAATCACCTCCTGTACGATTAGTATGCACGTACCTTAACGGTTGAACGCTTCTTCCTATTCTCCATATTATTCAATGCTTGTGATGTAGTGTCCGTCTGGTCATCGTTAGTAGCATTTGGGAAGCTTACTAGCTCCTCCACATAATCGTTCACCCATGGTGCAATGCTTGGGTCTGGTATGTATACATTACCACTCTCGAATTGAGGAGTGACCGCATACAATCGTTCAATCTTGCTCCCACTTGGATTGACTGGTATGATACCGCTGATTTGCTTTCTTAATGAAGTAATGATTGCTGCACCATTTGCTTTCTTCTCAATGAATTTGGCTTTGGCTTCAGGATACTTAGCTGATAAATTCTTAACTGCTTTCAAAGATTCTGTAAAGTTCATTCGGTCTCTGACTTGGTCAATTAGATACTTGTCAACTCCTGACTTACCCCAAACCTGTCCAACAACGTAACTGGAACTATCTGACTTATCAAATGCAAAATCCCACGATTGAATAACTTCATCCATCTTAGGAAGTGCTTGATAATATTGGAACCAATCTCTCTGGACAATGCTACCTCCAGATGGTGATGGATTCTGTTCATACAATGCTGACCACTCGTATGTGCCAATAGTTGATTTAATGGTATTGAGTGTATCCTTACCATACTTATCTTTCCACAATGCTTCACCCAATTCTCTTGGGTCTGTCTCATCCTTCATATCTAACCTAACTGCTGGATAGTTGAGAACATGCCATTGATCCGCTTCTGGGCTGTCCTGTGCAAGTTCTAGCAACTTACCAGCAAGGTCATCCTCATGCCATCTAGTTAGTGTAATCAACACACACGCATCTTTCTCCAGACGTGTATACAATGTTGATGTGAACCAATCAAATACCTTATCACGATATGTCTTGGATTCTGCTTCGGCTCTGTTCTTGATAGGGTCATCAATGATTGCGTAATCAGCACCCCTGCCAGTAATACCTCCACCAATTCCTGCAGACAAATAAGAACCTTTATATCCAACAACTTCGAATATATTTGAGTTCCTTAAGTAGTTACCAACTGATCTTACGTTGGAGCCACTTAAGTTAGTCTCAGGATACAATTGGTTATATTCTGGTGAATCAATTATCCGTTGAACATCTCTGTTCATGCTACTTGCTAACCCTGCAGAGTAGCTTGTTGATATGATACTAGCATTAGGATTCTTCCCTAAAATATAAGCAGGAAACCTCCTTGACACAAGCTCACTTTTGCCGTGTCGTGGAGGCATAAATACCATCAGTCGTTTGATATCCTTGCGATACAATTTATCAAGCAACTCTGCTAGTTTCTCATGGTGCCAGTTAATGTCATAATCTGGTTTCGTATGTTTGGTGAAACCAATTAAACTTCTTTTAGCTCTCTCCTGACGAATTGCTTCCAGACTTGGAAGATGTTCCAAGGATAGACTCAAGTTGGATCAACTCCCCCTCTGATAGCTTTGTCAAATCAGTCTGATGCTTCTGGTTAGTTTCAATAGCTCCACCATCCTTACCAGTAACTTCTTGTTTGACTTTATCGTTCCTACCCCACTTGTCATTCCACCGTCTTTCCATGAAAGTCTGGATAGCTCTCCAGTCTCCAGGAAAATGTTCCTGCCACTGATCAACCATACGTTGCTCGGCATCTGCCTCAGCTTCATTGATACTATTGAAATAATCAACATAACGATTACCACCATCACCGTCAAGTTCGTTAGCCTTACCTTTTCGGTACCAGTTCCAATGGTTTCCAGAGTCAATGTTCAACCCCTTCATAACAACTGATGCATAGTTCCCTTTCCTTATACCTTCACACATAGCTTCCTGTACTTTTTGTGTTAACTTTGTCGGTCTTCCTTTTCCCATACCGATCACTCCTCTTTATTTAATTTTAATTATGCATGATACCTTGAATTAAAGCACACTTTTATTGTCTCTATATAAATCTTCTTCAATTCTTCTTTTTCTGTGTCCTGCACTAGCATAAGCCAACATTACTGTAATCAATTCTCCTTTGAGCCTGTAGATTTCCTTACTCATATCATCATGATTTTTAAGGTGTTTCTTCCAGTCTGCTAATAACTCATCCTTACCTAAATCCTTCATCAGCTTCTCATAATTCTTATCTTGCACTTGGTTACATCCCATCAGTAATTTCCTCCTAATTTTTGTTGAGTACTTAAAGTATCCAAAGTATCTTAACTTCTTATTTGGTACTTAACTTTTTCTGGGACAGGTACTTAGCAATCCCTTGCCCTGCACCATGTTGACTCATTTTGAGTACTTAAGTACCTGGAAAAAATTTTGCTCTACTACCCTTTTAAAATTCTCTTTAATTTCTATATTTTTGTATTAGTAGTATAAAAAGTTAAGTACTTAAGTACCTAAAGTTGTTCAGCTACTGCCACTAGTGAATATTTTCAGTACTTATCTCCTAAAAAGTTAAGTACTTTTCAGTGAAAGTTAAGTACCGATCCTGAGTTAAGAACCGATTTCCCTAGATTCAGGTAAATGAGGAAACATCGTGGGAGATAAGGGAAATAAAGGTAATTTACCCTTATTCCACCTCATATAACCGTTTTCTCTCATATACTGATACCAAACCAAAGTCTGTTCTCTTGCGTTTACCCTTCTTCCAATCCAAACGATCCAAACATTTCTTGATTCTCTCAGTCTGGAATCTTGCTACCTTAGTTCCATCCCCACCAAGAATCTTGAACCAAATCTCTGGAATAGATATTTCATCCATATCATTCTTCATCAAATGTTGTTCTATAATATCTTCCCAAGGATCACTACTATATTGATCCTCTTGCATTTCCAATGCCATCTTTGCCTCCTGTGCAGGAAGCTCTAATTTATATCCTGACTTCCAAAGGTACAATGCTTCAGCCCAATATTGTTCTACAAGAACTTCCAACTTCCTTAAGTCAGGACTCTTGCCTTGTTTGTTGTTACATATTATTGGCAAGAATCTTCTGTTACCTGTGGAGTCTTTCAAGAATTCATTCTCGTTGGTCGTACCGAAGAATACACAAGTCCGTGGGTGTTCCTCTACCCTCCTACCATAAGATGATCTAAACTTGTCGTTAGTGGTGGTTATGAAGCTTTTAATCTCTCGCTCCTCACTCTTCTTGAATGCTTCTAATTCTGCTACTTCGAATATCCAGGATTCCTGTAACTTCTCGTAAGTATCCTTACCACCGAAGTCGCTGAGAATAGAGAACCATTTATGTTCTGTGAGAACTTCAAACATATAACTCTTACCAATCCCTTGTTCACCAACTAGGACTGGCATATAGTCATATTTTATTCCAGGTTTGTAGATACGTGCTACTGCTGCAACCAAACTCATCTCTGCTACTTTCCTATTATAACTATTATCCTCTGCTCCTAACCAATTAATAAAAGTACCACTCAACCGCTTGGATCCATCCCATTGCTCTGTCTCAATGAAATTCTTAATTGGATGATACATGTTACTGAAGGCAATCGTGGTAATAGCATCTTCCAACATTGTTATGATGTTACGTATGCCAAAGTTGATTCCAATGTAATGTCTAAGGTTACTATCATCTGAATCAGTCCATTGGGAGAATCCATCATTATCTCTCCAAGGCAAATCCCCATGAATCATTTCCATCCCACTGAATTCGTTGTAATAGAACTTATCCTCAAATGCTCCTGTGGTCAATATAATCTCAACATTATGTTCACTCTTGATCAATTGACCTTTGTCGTTATATTCCAATCCACTGAAATCCTTGGATTTAGATAATAGCTCATCAAAATCCTCTTTGGTCTTGCCAAGCTCCACGAAGAAATCTGTGATGTCTCCACCATTGATATCCATCTTCTGACCAAGGTCGATAATCTTAACTTTCCTAGCTTTCTTGATTAACTGCTTGCCAACTTTCTCAGCTCCAAGCTTTCCTGCTTCGTCATTGTCATAGCAGATATAAACATTCTTTCTTGAGAATAGATTGTTCCATCTTCCCTTCCAATTCCCTGCACCAATAGTTGCTGTCACTGCATTGTAGCCCATCTGGTTAGCAAGGATAGCATCAAACTCACCTTCACACAGGAGAATGTCTTTTTCCTCAGAGAACAAATTCTCAATAGGAAACAATCTACCCTTGCCGTATCCTGCACCATACGAGTTAATCTTGTTAAGGGGATCATGTCTGGAATACCCACGAATGTTAACACACCTACCATGTTCGTCGAATATAGGTATGCTTATTCTGTCCTCTGCTGGCTTGTAACCCAATCTAAATTGCTTAATGGTGGCTTCATCTAGCCCACGCATGAATTTCAAAAATTCAAGCTCCTTTGGATATTTATCCAATAGTCGCTTCTGTCGGAATTCAACTTCATCAATATCGATGAACTTATCATCTTGTTCAACAGAACCATCCGTGCCTCCTGTGACTGAATCAGGTCTCTCGCCTAATTTCTCTTCCAGGACTTTCTTCACCCTTAGGATATTCTTCTTACTGGATTCAATCTCATTCATCTGACAATAGAAGTCAAATTCTGTTCCACCCTTGCATGTTGGAGCCATACAATTATATTCTCCTGTGGTGATGTTCACTGACATAGATTTGCTCTTGTCACCTCTACCTTTACCATGATTAGAGAACACACATGATACTGGACATTCCCCTTCTGCGTTAGGTTCCAACTCGTCTTCAGTAAAATATTCTTGATAAAATTCCTTAGCCCAATCGCTCCTCGTTCGTATCTTCACTGCCAGTTTCCTCGCCTCCTGCTGTTGATGTGTCTGGATCTTTTATATCATATTTTATCTAGGTTGTATATAAACCATTATTGCCCTTTTCCAGTTCATTGTTTTCATGAATTCTTCTGCCTTTCTGTTGATGTCTTTTTCTTGTTCCTCACTTAATGGAAAATCCATATAAGAATATAAATCATTTGCTATTGCATCAGCCATTTCCTCAAAAAGTTCTGTTTCATTACTCTTCCACCATACCCTTTCATTTGCTATTGTATACTCATCTAGCTCAACTTTATATGTCTTACCAAAAGTATAATACTCTCCCGATCCGTCTTCTGGGTATAAGAAAATAACTTCTATATCTGGATTTTCTGCCATAAGTTTAGTCAATTTGTTAATATTATTCATTGGTATTTCACTATCCCTTCTTGTAGTACTTTGACTGCTAAGTCTAAAGCTTCTCTAAGTCTTGTATAATTTTCTGGAGGATAATTAGCTTTAATAATCTTAATCGCTTCTTTGTGATCCATTTTATAAGTCTCCTCTCAAATTAAAACTTCACTTTCATTGCACTATTTTTTCGAACTGCGAATTAAGTTTTTCTTTTGCCGTATTAATAAATCGGATAGCATTTTCTAAATAAACTTCTTTCACTTCTTTTGATTATCTAAGAGAATTTACAGTATTAATAGCGTCTTTACCACGTATCACTGATCCATCTACGAATTGTATATATGCTTCTTTTGCCGTCCCGTGTCCACAACAAGCATTAGATACTCCTCTTAATTTTCCCAAACACCCGTCGTGACCCTCTTTGGTTTGGGGAAGATTGCAATGTCCGCAATTTCTGCTTTTATGTGTTTCAACAGTGGATTCTTTGGTGTCAGAGTATACCCACTGATTGTTTAAAAATTCGATCTTATGACCTCTTATATGATTTTTAACCATTTTTATCCCCCTTCGCAACTACTCTAATTTTTCGATATGTTGCGTTATTTGGTCGTACTGTGGCACAATGACTACTCCTACTCTAAATAATTCGGCTTTTCTGCGTCTATGAAGATAATATTTCTTTCACCTGTCGCTCCATTATTAAGATCCAATGAAACCTCAATATTGGCTGTGTAACCTTTATCTTTGTACATTATGTTAATTACTGCATGGCTTGGAGCACCTTTCATCATTTCTATTAATCGTTCCTTTGTTAAAGGTGCATAGCTCATGTAAAACATCCTCCTTTCTTGTTGCGTTATTTTGTCGGATTGTGAATTATCGTCGAAATGTTACATCTGATAATTTAACTTCTTTAAATTTTCCATTCAACTCAACTATTGCTATTGGATATGCAATTACTCCACCCGGACGTCCACCTTTGAGCATAGAAGGCTCTAAAACGTGTGAATATTGAAAAATTCCTACGAATTTAGCTTCTAACAACTTATTTTTTATATTGACGTAACAATCCTTATTCAAGTTATCCACTCCCTTTTTTATCACGCTATTTTGTCGAACTGTGTATTAAACCTCATTTCCCCAAACGTCCCAACCATCCGTTTTCTGTCGTGCAAACAATTCAATTCTTGGTACGTCACCACACAATTCAACAATTTTTATTCTAGCTGAATCTGGTTTTTGTGAGTGAGACCTAATTCTATCGTCTAAAACCTGGTGAACACTTGCCGATACTCGTTTAGGTTTACCTTTTGTAGCTAATAGGCACAATTCTGAATTTGATCTCGTCCAATAACCTAAGCCCCAAAACCACGAATTCGCTTTTTTGTTACGTTTAACCCAATTAAAAGCACATGTTTTGTACGTAAAACCCCATTTTTCAATAAGCTCTATGCCTTCCTTTAGATTAGGAAATGTTACCCATAAGAACAATATACAATCATCATCAGCTATGTCTTGAATAGGTAATTTTTGAATATCTTTTTTCTTCATACAATTATAGTGGTTTTCTGCTGACTTTCCTTTGCCTTTTTTACTATACGTTTTGAATGTCCAAGGCGGATCAGCGTAAATAACCTGATATTTTTTATCTGGAAATGGTATCAAAATAATTCCTCCTCTTATAGCACTATTTGTCTCGACTACTCATTTTTTAACGACATATTTTAGTAACTCCTGAAAATTGTTAAAATAGTTAAATTGCATATTAATCTATAATCAATTTTTTAATGTACTGTTCCATTGTCATATCTAAATGTACATTTGTATGATCTTGTGATTCTAAATCGTTTTGTAGGTTGCTAATTAATTGTCTAAGAGTATTTTTTTTACAGTTGTAATCAATAATAAAATCCTCAGACTCTTTCGTTAATAATGAATTTTTATCTTTATGTTTTTTTTTATTCTGCTTTTGCTGGCGTCTACAAAAATAGTAAATGCAATCTTTTTATTATCCATTTTTCATCATCCTCCTTGTTTACCTTATTGTAAAAGGATTCTATGCTATTCTTTGGTCTCCCCATATTAACACTTAATCTCATCTATGGGAATGTGAATCAATTTTCTGCTTGCAAAGTAGTCAGCTGTATGCAAGAACAACTGCAGATTAGTTTTTGGTTTGTGCTTATGCCATTTTCCCATATGCGTAAGGATCAGATCTGCCACTAACCAACGTGTGCTATCTTCCTTGGCATCTTCTCGTGCAAACTTTGCAGCAATATCAGGGTGTTCAGTAACTGTGTGCTTACCATCCTTACCACACTTCCATGAATCATGCAGGACTGCTGCAGATATAGCTATGTCTAGCTCTTGCTCGGTCAACTCCCATGCCTTGCTCAATTCCAACACAAAGAATACTACTGCTCGTGTATGTCTAACCAATCCCCCTTCCCCTAGTGAATATTCTGGATGATACTTACCAGTTGTTGATGCAGGAATCTTCCAAAAGTAATCTGGTACATGTTCTAGCTTCTCTTCAGTCCATTCCCGTAATGTATCATTAGCTATCCAACGTGTGGACTTTAGTAATTCATTCCCCATCCTTATCAATCTCCTCTACAAGTATTGGTGGTAAAAATTTCTCTTGTGAAATACTATTCTCAATGCTTTCTAAATATTCATCCTCCCCATACTGGAATGCCCATTTGTCGCCAAATATTGAAACCATCTTATATCTGGCTATCATAGAACTTTCAGCAATAATAGGTTGCACATGACCTTCAAACTTTTGTCCAAATCCGAATGTAAAATAATAGATATTCATATTAGTCCTCCTTTATTCTGATATCAACATGAACAACATCTTCTGTACTAACGTGAACACGATGAGTTGTTCCCTCACTGAATCTAACTGAATCCAATTCAGCGAATAGCTTAGAAAATCCATCGACTGCTTCAAATTTCTGTTCTTCAGTCATATCCTCCAATGCATCTTTCAATGGTATGTGATGGACTTTCTCCATCCCACTCTTAAATAGTATAGTTAATTCGATCACAGTACAACCCCCTCATAATCTATCAATTCAAGCATACATTCTGTGGAACAATAATAGTCTTTGTCGTACAGAAGAACTTCCTCTCCTTGGTATAATCCAATCCTACATTTATTGCACCTGTGAATTATTTTCTCTCCCTGAATGTCTAGTAACATAAACCCAAGTCCTCTTCATCTTTATATCTGAGATAGTGTTTGGAGCGACATTGTATTTTTCGGCAATTTTAAGTGCTGTGCATTCTTCTTCGATAAGCTTCTTAATCTCCAACACATCATCCCTTGAAAGTTTCTTGTTCATCTTATATCAACTCCTTCATGTTCCTAGTCCTGGCTGTAAAAAATTGATAATATAATGCATGTCGTACTGAATCTCGACAATGGATCAACCCCTTATCATATAGTCCTAAATGCTTAAGTTTATCATTATCGAAGAATTCTTTCTGTGCTGGCATTTGGGTAGCAATCTTCAACCCATGCTTATGTGCCAACCATTTCAATACTCCAATATTCTGAGACGTCAGGAACTTGTTACCTACCATAGCTTTCGCTGATGATTGTCTTAGCACGTAGTTCTCATACAGGAGGAATTCCATCCCCTCATCAATGTATCTTTCAACCCTCTCGAATAACTCCAGTGATGTATCCTGACCTTTGTCCAGTCTTTCATTACCATCCCAGTAGCTCCACCCATTGGTCTCTCCTGGATCAATAGAAATCCACTTCATATAATTCCTCCCTATTTCTGATCTAAGTCGTTAAATATCTCTAATTTTTCACCGTTGATTCCATAGAATAATATTGTCTTAACTCCCAATTCTGGTATGATATTTTCCTCCAAAATATCAAATTGGCTCTTGTCGATATCATACCCCCACCCAACAGTTAGATGATCAAATCCACCAACTTCTTCTCCTGTCTCCAACAACTCAATAGAGGGATACCCTTTCTTCATTCCAAAAGCTACGAACTTGCCTCCAATGGAATTACACAGAATTGGACTGCCAACATCATACCCTAGCCTCTTATAGTACTTTATGGATTCTCCCATATTTTTAACCCTTATACATACGTGTGGTTTAGTCATTTTATGTGTCCTCCTTGTTGTTGGTTACTGCTTCTGCAGTGCTTCTACTGCTAACGTCTTTTAAACATTGTTCTACTGCTTGCAAGAATTCACCTCTAGCACACTTCTTACAAGCACTCAATCTAACAATTTGATCTTGTTGATATACACTTTCCTATACTCTTCACTATACTTACCTGTTACAGATACAACACTACCCATTTTGACCTTGTCAACCTCTGCTCTTATGCTAGGATCAACATATTTAAATCGATTAACCGTTGCATTTAGGGAACCAGATTCATCAGTAATCTCGAAGTGAACATACTCATTTAATTCTGGTTGGTTAACCTCATCTTCATAATTCCTACCTTGACCTTCAACTACCTGACGTAAATCCATATCTCTCCTCTTGGTAATTCTACCTCCAACCCTGACGTAATCTCCTAATGTAGCATCCATAATTTTCTCCCTACCATACACTTTTGATAATCTGGTGGATACATCATGTATGCCAAGGTAATCAACTTCATTATCTTCTTCATCAAACACTCTTGCAGCATCCAAAGATTGCTTGGCTTTCCCTCCAGGAATCTTTCCAGAAATTAACTTCTCAGCTGACTTTGGTCCAATTCCATGAATGGTCAAATATCCTGCTCGTATCCCATCCTTATCAATAGACCAACTTCCATCACTCTTACCGAACTTAACACCATAAACCTTGCCACCTTGTTGCATATACTCCAGGAGGATTCCTTCATTGTCTGGCTCTACAACTAAGTTTGCCCAATAGAATTCCTTTGGGTAATACATCTTCAGATACATACAGTAATATCCTAGAAACGTATAACTGGTACTGTGTGCCACATTGAAACCGTATGCTCCAGCCTCACCGATCATATTCCATATCTTCTGACCCATATCCTTATCATCGAAGTTATCCAGGAATCTCTGGTGTATTGGTTCCAGTAATTCAATCCCCTCATTCTTGGTGATTAGTTTACGTACTGCAGTTACATCAGCCCACTCAAGGTTTCCTGCTTCTCTCAGAACCTTCATGGTTTGTTCTTGGAACAGAATCTGTCCACGACTTCTGTCAGTATGCTTGGTAACTATCGGGTGGATATATTCTCTCTGCTTCTTGATGTAAGCATCTGTTGCTCCTGATGAAAGTGGTCCAGGTCTACTCAATGCATTTATGTCAACAAGCTCTGTGAAATTCACTGGCTCCACCTGTTGAGATACACGCTTGGTAGAACCCCCTTCATACTGGAATACCCCTTGGAAGTTTTCCCCTTTGAATGCATCATAAGTTTTCTTGTCGTCCAGTGGAATCTCATTATACATCCATTCAGGAGTCTTACCAATAACTTCCAAACATCTGCTCAGAATGGTCAATGTTGTCAGACTTAACATATCAATCTTCATCAGTCCAATATACTCGATATCCCTCTTGTCCAACATTAATCCTGATCTTCCCACAGTGGCAAAATCTTTGAGTTTCTCACTGGCTACAACAACTCCTGCAGCATGAACAGTTAGGTGACGAATCATCCCTTCAACATCACACAGGTATACATATTCTGGAAAGAATTGTTCCATTATCTCCTGTAGGGTTAAGCCCCCACCATTCTCTTTCAGCTTGTTCTTGGCAGTATCTATCCTTGCTTTGGGTATCTTATACACTCTTCCCATATCGTCCAGGAGGCTCTTTGGTTTGAATAACGAATATCCAGCAATGTTTGATACGTGTTCCAAACCATACTTCTCTTGTAAATACACCTTGACTTCATCACGTCTATCATCCTGAAAATCAATGTCAATCATGTCATTCCACTATTTCTAATGGCATGGACTATATCTTCACCTGTTCTAGGTGTTCAGCACTTCGAATGGTAGCAATATCCACCCTACTCCCCAATGGGATAGTCTCTACACCTTTCCAATGTTTCACCTCCTTAGGATTAACATTATCTTTGGCACGAGATTACCATAACTTATTTAAGTCTTAGGTTTCCTCGTTAGCAACCTTATGGTCACACCTGCTTGCAATAGCAGTTCACTAAACTTAACCTCATACATTCCTGTACAAGACGACATTATTACATATCTGGAGGGTCGTATCTAGAAACATCAATGAATCTCTCAAACAATAATCCATATGGTATTGGGTCAACTTCTGTTATGCCAATCAAGTAAGATACCAAACTTCCTGCAGCAGAACCACGTGCTGGACCAACTAAGATTGATTGCTCTTTTGCCCATTGAACAAGGTCGCTAACTACAAGAAAATAATCAATATAATCCTTGTCCTTGATCAGGTTAAGTTCTCGGAACATTCTCTCCAAGTATGGTTTTTGTTGCTCCTTAGTGATACCTCTCTTCTTCCAACCAACCCTACATTCCTCAACCAGTCTCTCATATGGATTACCCACATTGAACTTTAGTTGCTCTGCTTTGGGAAGATCGAATTCCTCCACTAGGTCTGCCACACGGATTGAATTGACTATTGCCTGTTCACTTGCACCCCAATCCAACATATCCTGTGCAGTTGCCATTTTAGAGCGTTTACTAGGTTTCCTGCCTCTCCCTTTACTCTTAACCGAAGTCAGGAAGTTAACGATTTCATCCTGTCCATCGAATATGAATTTGGTATCGTTGGTTGCCACCATTGGAACTTTGTTACCTCTTGACAACATCATTGCTTGACGGTTGATCATCTGATCCTTTGACATATCAATCTCAACACAAAGATGGTCGATATTATTCTTCATTTCCTCAAGTCGCTCTTCCGCTTCATTCATATCTCCAGAAAGGGAGCTTCCAGTGAGAACCACTAACCCCTCCTGTAGGTTATACACCTCCCTGTACTCCACGGTTGGCACATAGTAGAAATGGTCTTCAGTGTACCCAAGGTTAGCTAGGTGCAGCAAGTTACTGTAACCTTGTGAATCCTTGGCTATAACCAACAGATTATCCTTGTTTCTGTCCTTATCTGAGTGATTTTCCACCACATTAAGCACAACTCCATAAATAGGTTTCATCCCATGCTTTTGACAAGCTTTCTCCAACTTGGGATGACTATTAGTATGGCTCCCTTCTGCCAGACAAACTGCTTTGTGTCCAATCTCTTTGGCTCGTTCTACAATCTGATCAGGCATACCAAAACCCTGACATATACTGAATGTAGACTGAGTTCTCAAACTAACATAATCCATTTATTCACTCCCTTTCATTCTGCTTATCCTCCTGATCTCATCTCTTAAATACTTGATCTCCTTAACCTCATTATCTTTCTTAATTGACACGTTCATGGCTTGCAAAATCCTACCAAGCTTACCTGTCCTGATTGAATCTTGGTTGTTCAAAGCATACTTCAAAAGCTTTCTGGCTTCATCATTTCTCACTTCTTCAACCTCCTTCTTACTTTACTATACTGTAGATAAATCGGTTTAACCCCATTAAAAAAAAAAGAAGGCAAAAATTAATTTGCCTCCTGTAGAATATGTTACTAGAACATGTAGTGATAAATCTCCTCCATCCAATATTCTAGTTGTTCGGTGTTTACTCCATCCTCAATAAATTCCTCTAATGTAGTTCTGACTTTCAGGAGACGATCCATATCTGATTTTTCCCCTACATAGAAGTTTGCACTAGCTATAATTTCGTTGTAATCTGTCTTGGATTGTGCTATATCAATATTCATGGAATCAACGTGTCCTGATAATCTCAAGAATACTGCATGATCTGATTCTTCCTGCATCTTCATAGCTAACATTACAATCTGTGAGAGTACCTTAGTTTTCTCATTCATAATTATTCCCCCCTGTATTCTATATACTTTTTCAGTTAGATTATCTATCCTAGCACATATCTCATACTGCCATTCTTCATATTATTCCACAATTCAGCCATCATCTTATGCAGTGCTAACATATCATATACCTCCTCTATATACTAGGGAATACGCTCCTGATATGCGATCATCGATTTCAATAGGAATGTCCATGAATTTAGTGGCTCCTATTCCAAAAACCCTTTTGTGTTCTTTGTTCAAAGGTCTGTAGAATCCACTTTTCATCTTGATCTTAACCACTGGATTATCCCTTAAAATATTTCTCTCCAAGTTGCTCTTTAATTCTTTCAAATGTCTTTGGTCCAATGCCCTCCACCTCCTTAAGTCCATCAAATTTGTGTGCAAAGAATGATGTTGATCTAGCAATACCTTCCTTCATACCATCATCATAACCCTCTTTATACTTCTTCTTCAAAACTGGATTTTCATTATTATTCTTCTTTCCCAAACCATTTACCTCCTTACAAAAATAACGATACTACCAAGAATCCAATCATCCCTGCAAATAGTACGGAACCCATATGAGTTTGGATTCTCTCATCTTTCTCCCCAATGAACCCTATCAAACCTATCACAACGATAATAATCATTAATACCTGAAATGTAATTATCATGGTCTATCATATGGACCAATTTTAGTAGGGTCATTCCTATCCCATCCTAGAATGTCAAGGATTTCTTGGCTCCACAGTTTGATGTAGTAGGATTTCATCTGGTCATACAATTTTAAATCAGCATCCTCTCCTGGATTGATCCTTTTATATGCCAACCACAATGGATCAACAGGTTGTAAATCTCTACCATAATATCGATCTTGATTCTCATTATCGTATGCATGATCAACAACCTTGCCATCTCGAATCTTCACTCCAGGAGGATTACCAAAGAAATCTCCTAGCATTGGATCAACATTCCTGATTGCTGTTATCATATCCTCAATAATAGGAGACCAAAGAGTTGTTTGAGCCATCCAATCCATACGCTTGTTGATTACTAGTATCAATGCACGTGTATCTGTCATCCACATAACTCGGTGAACTCTTGCCTCTGGTGCCAAACGAATTTCTTCAAGTGGAACATTTAAATCTGCCAACTTTCGATATCCTCTGCGAATTGATTCGGCAACTTCTTCATATATGTCAACTGCTTCTTGACCACCATATGCCTCAATCGAATCGGACATATGAATATCCATATCTCTCAGGTCTGTTGTCCGTGAAGTTTGTGTCCAGTAACTGGATAACTTGCTACGCACAATTTGTTCTCTTAGTCCCACAGAGCAATTGTGAATAGCAAAGTTGAAGGTAACTGCCTCTGCAGATGGAACATTGGCTAGTAGGTTCATCCTGGCAACTTCCTGCACCACTCTGCTTGCTGTGCCATGTTCAGGATAACAACTCACAATATATTCCTTGAGTTCATCCAAACCTTCCATACCATCATATACCGCTTGTGCCTCTGCTGAATCTACGAATTCATTGAATCTTGAACCATGCCATAGTGAGAATAACGTACCCACTGGATTCTCAGTACTTGACATTAACTCAACCCTTGGTCTTATAAATTCTGTTCTTGAACTGCCTTTTACTCTTCCTCTGTAACTCATTATCAATCACGCTCCCATTCATAAATTTTTGTAAATCTGCCAATAACATTGTTCTAGTCTCTTGGCTGTTGTTCCTGACTAAAATAACCTCCTCCAAAATAAAAACCTCCAATCAATCTTCTTCCACACTATCAATAAACTCTTGTTCTTCTTCAACTGACAATATTCCTGATGCTTTACCAATATTACCATTCTGCATTTCCCATACTAAGTTGTGATCTTCGTCTACTGTAGAAAAATCTCCATGGTACCATTTACTCAAAATTTGCTTGTATTCATACTTGTTTTTGACTTCCATAGAACCATCCAAGGCTACCAGTAACCACTCAACACGCTCTTGTGTTAGCTCATAGAATGACCACTTCTGAGGTGCTTCTACTTTCTGGTGACTCATACCGTGAATATACTTTTGGAAGTAAGCATCATTCATTTCCTCCTGTGAGATATCATCACTGAAAGGGTTTGAACCTGTATTCTGAGTACTTGTCTCTACGACTTCCATATCTGAGTAATCAACTTCTGGTTCTTCCTCAGTTGATCCTATATCACTGAAAACATTAAACATCCACACACACAATATAACCACTGCAACGGAAAATGCTAACACAATCTTTTTATTCATTCTTAATTCCTCCTAATTTGTTGTACCCTACTATAGGTACGGTATCGGTATGTTAACCCTAACTTCCTATATTAATTAAATTAATTCCCTTCTCAACGAGAAAGTCCTTACCTTCAGTCTTCCTGTAATCAATCTCATATACAACCGTGTGAACTCCTGCTTCCCATAATTTATAGGCACAATCAAAACATGGAGAATGAGATAATATAATCATCTTGGTCTGTGGCAATCTCCTCAATAAAACATCCTCTGCATGAATGCAACCACACTTTCCAGTCACTCCTGTGCAACCATCCCCAAAGTTGCCATTGGTGGTAGTTAACATTACTCCATTGTTTGTTATGCCAGTTGCTGTTACCTTATAACGCTTACAAGCCTTCACATTCCCATCCCCTTCATAATTTATTGTACAAAAATAGGTGAGGAATTAACCCCACCTAAGTCCATTATATATGTCTCCATCTTAACCGTTTGACAATCTTGTAGATAGCATGTTCGCTGACTCCATGTTCAAATGCCAATTGAATCATACTCTTCTCCCCCTTGGAGAATTGTTCTCTTATTATCAATACTTGTTCTTCTTTGAGCTTAGCCATGCCATGTTCAGAACCTCTTGCAATTCTGCCCATTTACAAATCACCTCAATATCAGGATATGTTTATCACCCCTGCAATTGACCTGCATCTATTCTGATTATGTTACCTGATGCAAATCCACCTTTCTCAACTATGAAATGAACCCAATCTCCTACCTCGCTTGGCTCCATCCCTCTTCCCACTGGAATGTTAGCACTTAGCATATCCTCTGCTTTGTCACGTGTGATATTTCGTTGGTGCATAAGGTCTTTAATGGTCTTGGTATCCATTGGTGTCATAACTCTCCCTAATGCCAATCCTGTGATCAACCACTCGTCACTACCATACTTATTTAATTCTCTTGCTGTGCTTCTCAGGAACTGATTAGCTCCAGCTTTGCTTGCACCATATGCAAACGAACTTGATTTAGGAATCATTGCTGTGTCAGATGTAATTGCGATGAAAGCTTTATCATTTCCATCTTCACCGAACACATTAACGTATGCCTGCAACAGGAGGAAATTTGATGTCAAGTTGACCGCAATCGTCTTGTCAAAATCCTCCTGTGAGTAATCTGCTAATGGACCAAGAATGTTGACTCCAACACTGTTTACCAATAAGTCAAGATGGTCATCATTTTCCTTAATTATGTCCATTAGTTCCCGAACCTCATTCTTGTAAGTAATGTCCACCAATGTCTGGGTGAACTCCATATGGTCATATTGCAGGTCTGCACTGACCACCTTGTACCCTTTCCCTTCTAACTTACTGGCAATAGCATAACCAATGTTGCCTCTTGTTCCTGCACCAACTACTAAAGCTACCTTACTCATAAATAATTCCTCCTTATAATTTTGTTAAAAATAGCAGAGTGGAATTAACCACTCTGCATTATCTTATTCCTTAGCGTCGTTTCCAACCCCATCAATTTCACTCTGGTCTTCTTCTGCAACCTCAACACCATTAATATTGTCTAGGTAAGCTTTCTTTGCAGCATGCAAATCTTTGAGAGATGTCTCAATAGGAAATTCCTCAATGATTTCCATCTCAATAGCACCATGAGACTCATCAAATTCTGCTTGCAACTTCTTGTTAGAATGTCTGCCATTATTTAACTGCTTGTGGTAATCACGGAAACAAACCTCAACTTGTGAAGATACACCATAATGTTCGAATCCTGATTGCTCGTTGAAAATACGGAAGATACCCTTAGTTTTCTTTGCCTTTGGCTTTTCCTCAACTGCTTCTTCCTGTTCTGCTACCTCTACGTTTTCATTAACTTCTGTCATGATATAATTCCTCCTGAATTTTTGTAAGCATGGCTTCTAGTCTCTCAGTATGTTCTCCAAAACCCTTGATATTATCTTCATCCAAGCATAAGATACCGTAATTGGCATATGCTATGATGTCCTGAAGTGTATCACGAACTGATTCACCATTGACCTTTGGGTCGTTCCCTTCCCAGACTAAGCTCCGTAATCTTGATTCCTTAATCATCAGCTTAATGTAGATACCAACCAATCCTGTACTCTTCCATGCTTCTCCATAATCTGATGTTTTTGCTCCTCTTGCTAACTGAAGAACTCCTGTAAGTGTATCACGGAATTTCTCTGTGTAATAATCTCGTTCAATATTATCACTCGTGTAGCCACATGCTCCACACTGAAACTCCTCTTCAGTGCTGAAAATATACTTGTCATTATAGCAATTGGGACATCTGTTAATCACCAATCAACTAACCTCCTCTAATTATAGCACACTGTTAATCAAAAAGCACACTTTATTTTATCTTTTATCGTTATTTCCTAAATAAATATTCTCACCAGATAACCACTTGCTACCAATCATACTTGCTACCTCATTACCAATTTCTGTTGGAGTTATACACCCATCATATAATTTCTCAATTTGCTCTGGTGTGAATCCTCTAGTATAAACAAGTGCTTCCTGAACCTCTTGGGTTAATGGAGTGCCTTGAACATTTGCTGGGTGAACTCCTATGACCACATATTCTCCAGGAAATGCCAAATTTAAGTCGTATGCTACACAGGATACATAATGTGCTAGTCCTGCTTTACTCGCAGTGTACACTGCTCCATTTGTGGCGTGTTTCCTGCTCCACAAGGAACCTATGTGGAAGATAGTCTTAACTCCATCCGTGCCTTGAGTCTTCCTAACGAACTCACTTGTTAGAGAAATTGCTGCAGATAAGTTTGTTGATACAACTTTATTGGCTCTCTCAAAAGTCCATTGATCTGGTTTAGCATTATCAGTTATCCCAATACAGTTAACAAACACCTTCTCCTCTCCTGAGAATAATTCATAAACCTCCTGTGAGAGATCACGTACATCAATGTGTTTAGGAAAGGAGGATACACTATATCCTATCCCCACTAAACCTTCCATAACCCCTTCAGAAATTGATCCTGATCTTGTCTTAGTAACTTTAGCTTCCATGATTATAAACCCCCTCTGTTGGAACAACATGGTTGATAACTTCCTTGATACTACCAACTCTAGTAACTCCTGTGAATAACTTAGAATCTTGATTATAAGGTTTGTCAACCAGCAAGCATTTTGCTCCTAATGTTGATATAGCATTAGCATTACTCGCAACATCTTCTATAAAGAAGTCAACACGGTTGTTGCCAAATTCTTTCAATAAACGCTCTTCCTTATCCTCGTCAAATATGATTGCATCATAAACCAAATCGTTCTTCTCCAACCACTCCATAGTGTCAGAGAATATGCGGTTATACTTTTGGTATGGTCTGGCTGTCAACAATACAATCTTGTATCCTTGTTCACGTAAATCTGCCAGCATTTCCTTGGCTCCATCAACAACTGGTATAAAACGTTTTTGACCAGATTGACGGTATCTATCTTTAAGCTTCATACCAAGCTCAGTACTTATACCAAATTGTTCATAAATATTGTACTTTACAATATTATCAGAATCAAAATCCGTGTTGAGTTCTTGGTTGATATATTCTAGGAATGAACGTGGATAATCAGCAAGCACTCCATCAATATCTACCCCAACGATCTTATCATCTGTATCCTTGATAACATCCATCAATTCCTGCTTGTAACGTTGAACCACAACTGCAGATTTGCGGAAATATTCTTCATAGATATCTTCATAAGTGAAACCGTGCAGTTGAGTCAGGCTCATCCAATACTTAAGGCAATCAACCAATTCTTCCTTAGTATTGCTCTTGATCAAATCCTTCTTCTCGCTACGATGAATCTTCCAGTTGACAGTATCAAGAACCTCTCCAACTTCTCTCATTAATGCTAAGTGGTAAAAGTTATTCCACTTTTGGAACTTCTCCTTATCGTTTGCTACATTTTCCAAATCAACTAGTTTGTCGTTGAATGCTCTCTGATCTTCCCAAATCTTTTTGAAATCTAATTCCATCATTCAAACCTCCCAATAGTTTCGTAGTATGAGTGGTGTGCTAGGAACTTCCTATCCCACTTCCCATATCTACCTTGCAGTAACATTCTGTTATCTGGACAGTAGAAATTAGCATCAATAATCTTTGGTATAGTGAAATCCCCACCATGAACAACTTCTGTCCACTCATTACCAAGTATGTTGCTATATCGATACCAATCAATCTGTTCATCTATATTGTAGATTACTTGGTTGGTATTCAACCCTATTAATTTGTCGATTCCTTCTGGTCTCCCTTTCTTCACCCTTTGTTGCAACATCTTGCAATCAGCTTCAGGATACACAATGTTCAATGGAACCGTGCTGATAATGTAGTCATAATCCTCCAGGAGATAGACAACAACCTCCTGTGTGATATCTAGCAACCTAACTTTGTCTGCATGGTTGCCAATCAATATCTCCATAGCCTGTCTGAAGTCGTACCCTGTGTTGAATGCTGGTAAGTCCACAAGAGAATTGTTCTCTGGTATGCCTAGCTTGTTACTATACTGCATGTGGGGCAATTCCCCTTCCTTAACTCCTAGCACGTAGTTATGCACTGTAACCCAATCTAGTGGCAGACCACAATTGTCATGAAGATAGTGCAACCCCTTAACTTTGGACATTGTTGGCATATGCTTGTCATATATATCGTGATCAATCCCCAAATCTGTCAATGCTTGTGCTGATAATAATCCTGCAGCACCTGAACCTAATATAGCTACTCTCATATTTTTAGCTCCTCTCCCCTGATTCTAAGATTAAGAAAGGGAAGGATTCTCATCCCTCCCTAATAAATATTAAAATGGCAAGTCGTCATCACTAATCTCTATTGGATTCCCCTCTTCACCTTCAGCGAATGGATCTCCACCATCATCAGTACTGCCACCTTCAAAAGGTTTAAGTCCGATGATATCCTCTCGATCCTTACCCTGATATTCTCTGTGATCAACGATTGCCATTGCCTTGCTACCCAACATTTCATCGAAGTCGATCTTCATAGCTCTTTTGGGAACTTCTACCCCGAATGCCTCCAATGTCTCTTTGATCTTCCACATAGTTTGCTGCATTACTGGAAGGTTGAAGAACAATTGTCGTCCTTTGTGTTCTCCTCCAGCAATCTTCAAGATCAATACATACATATTGTCACCCTTTTGTGTCTTCTTCAAGTCCACGTCAAACAAATGAATAGGATAATCCCCTTTTGGTAAAAGTTCAAAACCACTCTCAACATTAGTAAAATCAAAATTAGCTTCCATAATAATATAGCCTCCTGTTTTTGTAGTAAAATTCTGACATGATGTTAATCGAACTTCTTAATTTCCTCCAAGATTTTATCAAGATTTTCTGGTATCTCGATTGCACCATCTGTAATCTTATTAAGCATTTCAAACAAGGTAGGATTCTCCATCCCCATACCTAATTTTCCTGACCTATCCTTGGCTTTATATTTACCTTTTGGTTGGGTAAGAATCTTACGTAAAGTCTTGTCATCTTTTCCTCCTGCAGTGAACATATAACCAACTACATCAACATAACCCATAACGCTGTTGCAAAGTTTTGGCATGAGTTCAGGTAGAATCTTGACACTACCATCATTCTCATCCTTGTCTTCTCCAGCAAGACAAGTGAACACCACGTTCATTGGTAGGTCTCTGAATGTGCGAACTAGCTTTCTCATTCGATTCGTGTTCTTACCATAATCCTGCAGCATTGGAGTATCTTTATCAAACTTGGCATCACGCTTGGGATCAACTAATACCTCATCCATACTCATAGTTTGGATTTCTGTCAAGGAATCTAAGATGACAGTTTCTCTATCGTGCTTCCCACTCTTGAGATACCAGAATATGTCTTGCAGGTCTTTGATACTCTCAGGTTTGACAACTTTGATATCCAAATCCTTGTGGAAACTCTTGAACTTATTCAGCGACATTGTTCCACCTTCGCAGTTGATGATAAGTGGCTTTGGAGACAATGCTGCTGCAGTTGTCTTCCCTATCCCTGCATCACTATACAGGAGGATATTTGATGTCTCTTTGACATCTTCAATACCTGTCATCTTGCTTTTTAGTTTTTCTAAAGTCTTCTCATCCAAATCGTTCTCCTCCTTATTGTTTCACTTGCTTTGTGGTGATTTCTCTGGGAACATACTCCTTCTTGATTACATCAAAAATTAATATATTGGTATTACTGAACTTCTCATATATTATCAAAGTTGCGATAACATTGAGTATGGTATTACCACTCAGCAACAACCAATCCTCTTCTTCAAAGCTTGACATCTTACCCTTGAATTCCTCGAATAATCTTTCAACATTGAAGATATTAACTCTGCCATAAGTTAGTGGAATAAGCTCATCCCCAAACTTCCTAGCTCCTTCAAAATCATGACCAGAAGAATTAACAATCCACACCTTCATAAAATCACCTCCCCAATTCCTACACTTAACTATATCGTATAGGAGTTGTTGTCAACCCTACTTTTTATTAAAATTATGTTCCTTATAAAATTCTGTATCCATTCCCTTTTGCTCCATGATAAGAAGCTCCCTGAACGGATCATTATTATAGTATCCTCCTGTGTTAGGATATATAATCCCCTTGCGAATATCCTGACATATAGCATAAAGCTCCTTGCCAATCAAATCAATCTCGTAGTTAGTTCTGTACACCTTATGCCTCTTGAAGAATTGTTTATCTGCTTCCTGGATGATTCCAAGTATATCCTGATAATCATTTGGGTCAAGACCATTGTCCTCAATAGCTTGCATGTAAACCTCATAGGTTGTATCAATATTCTTAGCCTTGGACAATCCCCCATTCTTGAGAACCTTTGGTACGGTTGGTGTTTTGGTCTTTATAAGATTAAAAATAATTCCTGAAATTGCGAACCCATCTAATAGTTCACGTAATGCCCATAGATAGTAGTTTGCTTGTTCGTCCATCACTAGACCATCTTCATATTTATCGAGGTCTATGCCTGTGAATTTGTGGTCTACTAGCCACATTTCCCCTGTCTCGTCCAAGACAACCAGATCAAGTATCCCTCGCAGGAAACTCCTTGATGGAGAATTTTTAAATGTTGGAATATTAACCCTGAATTTCTCCTCAACCGCTTGGATTCTCCATTCACCTTCTTGGTCATAATGATCAATGTAACGTTTGACCATATCCTCGGATTGTTCTCTAACCTCCACGAATTCATCCATCTCTTCTTGGAACATATCCTTGGTAACTTCCAACCAATATTCTTCACTAGCTTTGATCCAATCTTCCCCCTTATAATATTGCTCCAGAAGGTGATGACCATACTTGCCAACTTCGACTTTATGGATACGTTGGATTGCTTCCAATTTCTCAACGTATTTGTAGTACCACTTTTTCCTGCACTGCTTCCAAGTCTTGATCTGTGAATAACTTAAATCTAATGTTCCCATTATTAATCTCCTCTCATATTTTAGTTGGTAGATAAGGTTATCAGAAACCATAGTTCTTGACAACCAACTACCAAATGTGTTACTTTATTGTCATTCCAAACCAAACACCTTTCTCATCAGCATGATACTTTCCTCACATTCTCCTCCTTGCTTTTTGTATCCAGCAAATGCTCCTGGCATAAATATTGACTCGTAGAATCCATTAACATGCTTTGGTGCAGTGGTCACAACATAAAAATCGTTACCCTCTTGCCAACCATCCATAAGTGCCTTTTGGGTATCCACAATATCTTGCTTGAATTCCTCTTCAAATAGGAAGTGATTAACAATGGCATAACTCCTACCATAATATTTGCCTGACCTCTTGTAGAAGGTTACATCAATCAACTGCTTGTTTGGTTTATCTGTCAATTATTTCACCTCCCTTCGTCGCTTCCATCCCCTTCATTGTTAGTATATTGGATTGAGGCGAACCCCAACCCTACTACTTTTTAAATAATTCTCTCATCATTGCAGGAGTTATTTGATTGTTGATAATCTCATCAAATGTCTTGGACTTCTGCTCCAACATCAATTCAATTCGTTCCTCTATAGTATCTTTGGCGACGAGGTTGATTATGCTAACAGAATTCTTTTGACCCATCCTGTGCAATCTGTCCTCTGCTTGCTGGTTGATTGCTGGTGTCCAATGTCTGTCAATGAATATTGCAATATCTGAAGATGTCCATGTTAATCCCAATCCTGCTGCCTCTATTGTCGCTAACATAATTCTAGTGTCATCATCCTCTTGGAAGCTTCTCGTTGCCTCACGACGATTCTCCTGTGATACAGTGCCTGTTATTGCAACCCATTTGATTCCTTCTTCATCCAACCGCTTCGCAAACAATTCTATACCTTTCCTGAACTGGCTGAATACGGCAATCTTGTGTCCACCCTTGTTCTCCTTGATTATGTCCATCAGGACATCGAACTTAGCACTCTGTGTTATGTCATGGGACAATAATTGTGGGCTAATAGCAATCTGTCTCAGTCTAGTAATCTGAGCAATTGCTACAGGTGCAGCAACAACATCTTCTTCCGATAATTGGACCAATGCATCTTTCTCCATCTGATTGTATAATGTCCTCTGGTTACCACTTAGTTCAACCAATTGTCTCTGGTGGACTTTGTCTGGCAACTCCTTCAACACTTCTTTCTTGTTGCGTCTAATCATCACAGGAGCAATGTCTTGTCTCAGCTTATCTTGTTGCTCCTTAGTTCCTGCTAGGATATCTTTGCCAAACCCATTATAATATATTTGGCAATATTTCTCAACGAATCTCCAATAACTGGAAAACTTCTTTGGGTACAAGTTGTTAAGTAAGCTCCACAATTCATCAGCTCTGTTCAGCATTGGTGTACCTGTTAATAGGAAAACATATTCACTTTTGAGCTTCTTGGCACATTGGGTTTGCTTTGCTTTCCTGTTCTTGAGTTTGTGAGCTTCATCGAATACGATTGCTCCCCAATTCTTTTCCTGAAGTTCAGGGTGTAATCTCAGTGCTTCATAGTTCATTATCAGGTATTTGCCAGTAAACTCGTTTATGATTTTATCACGCTTGGCTTTAGTTCCACTTACTATGGAAAATTTTGAGTCTGTCCACATTGCGATCTCATCAGACCAATTCCATTTCAATGAGTTTGGGCATACAACTAATATTTGCTCCACTCCAGTTTCCTCACATGCTGTTATCGCTTGTAGGGTTTTACCTGTACCCATATCGTCTGCCAATATTGCACGTTTGGTTTTGTGAAGGAAGTTTGCTCCCACTCGCTGATAGTTTCTCAACTTGTCAGCGAATGGTACGGTGAGATCTATATCCTCCAAATTTTTCAATTCAACACGCTTTAGATGATTGCTTTCTGCTTTGGTCATATAGTTCCTAACCTCTGGTGAAACATTCAAGGAATTGCCAAATTCATACATTAACTCGACAACTATTGCTCGCTCCATTGGATACTCCCAGACCTTCATCTTAGAATTCCACTTGCATCCTGATATAGACTTGGCTTTTTCCTTCTGCTTGAATTCGCATTTCAGTGCCAACTTGTTATCATTAACCAACAAGACTGCCATTATTGATCACGCTCCTAACTTTCTCCTTAGCTCTCACATAAATACGACTAATCTGGGATTGACTCAACCCAATGGCATCTGAAATTTCCTTCTGATTATATCCATCCATGGTCATACAAACGATCTTGAATTCATTATCATCCAAATAGACTCTTACGCTATCCATTGTCTCATCGTACCCTGTTTCATAATAGGTAATATCGAGTTTCAACTCATCTGTACTCTCAGTTGTGTGCTTGAATTTTCTCATCTCCTGAAGAACCTCGTTGGAAATTACTCGGAAAGCAAAGGTGCTGAATTTGACACCCTTGCTATCATCAAACCCTTTTGCTGCTTTGTACAATCCAATAAGTGCCATCTGCTTGATGTCCTCAAAATCCACCATTGTCTTCGGTATGAATCTGTGTGCCACTTTGTAAGCTAGTTTCTCATTATCATTTACTAATTTCTCCACGTTGTTTTGCATTTTGCATTTCCTCTCCTCGAACCGATAAATCTAGTATGCATCATCGTCATCGGTTTCGCACATATTATTTTAGTATCTAGTTGGCAATCTGAAGTCGAAGTTGAATCCCTTTTCTGGTTCTTCCAATAGCTCTGTGATAGCCACCCATAATGTACTTTTGCGAATCACGATTTGGAAGAAATCATCACCATTTTGGAACAAATTAATCATGCTTGAATCCTGACAGTTGATCCAATATCGATCACGATTCTTGTACAGATAATATAGAACATTCTGCAAATGATTCTTCTCCATATCTCTCAGTTCAATGCCATTGCCGTAACTGTCCATCCAGCTATCTCTGTTCAAAACTGTCTCTGTGCTCATTTTCTTCATCATCATTAAAATCTCCTCCTGTAGGATAATACTAGGTCTGTCTCATCAGACTGGCTAGACCATCAACCAGTAACCACTTGCTTCCCCAATTCTCTGCCTACATATCTGGCAAGTGGTTTCGACTGATTTTCATTATTATCGTCCGTTCTTAACGTTATATACAGTTGACTTGCTTACACTGAACTCCTCAGCAATATCTTTGATTGAAACATTCTGGCTGATTCTTTCAAGAATCTTAGCATTACGTTCTTCAATAGTCATCTCAGTAGCTTTAGGTTCTTCCACTTTTACCGTTGATTCAACCGCTTCTGGAGTCATTGGATACTGTTCTTGTGGGTTAATTACCTGTGCTGAATTATCGTAATCTTCAACCATGCCAAGTTCCTTGTAATTCTTCTTAAGTTCCTTCAATCTTGACTTATCGTCACATTTGATAAGGACAGTGTAATCAAACAACTCGATAGCATCTTCAATATCCATTCCCTCAAAAACTAAATCGTTGGCATGAGACTGAATTGCCTTTGGTGCTTTGTTCTTCTTGATCCAACCCATGTAATCTCTGAATGCAATTTCAATCTGTGTTGAAGCTCCAACGTAAATTTCCTCTCCCTGTACCTCTACTGCGAATACTCCACTTGTGTTCTTTTCCATAATAAACATCTCCTTATAATTTAGTAGTTTTGTGGTTCTCTCGAACCGATAATCTAAGTATGCTTGATCCTTATCAGCTTCGCACACTTTATTTTGAATTGTTTGAAATTAAATCTCCTTCATCCATTCCCATGAATACAACTTCCAAAACAACCATGACTGCTCTCCCAATATTAATCATCTTGCCACCTCCTCTCCAATAAACTAAGTATGCAACAACGGTATCGGTTTCGCATACTTTATTTGTAATTTGTTGAAACTATTTTAAAATTCATTCCTACCAGTCTTTCCATTGTTGGTTATGTTGAATTCCTGGGAGTTTAAATGCACTTCCACGATCACTGGTAGGTTAACTAGCATCTAGGATCAAAAATTCTTTGACATAATCCCTGACTTCGGTATCCATCCCTGATATGTTATAGAAGTGATCATATCTCTGATCTTCTCAATATCTTTCTCCTCCTGTGGGATATGGTAATGCTTGCCACATTCTGGACCAATGCCATACAGCACACTAACTGGATGAGTCAAGTCTCTGCCACAGTGCCTGCAAATGGATGTTGGAGTTGCTATCGCTCTACCATCCACCTTGTATGCCTTCTCTGTCTCTCCAATTATGGCAACTTCCAATTCCCTTGGAGTCTCCATCTTAACAGCTAACCACTTTTGTAGATATATGGTTCCACGCTTCTGTTGGTTGGGTTGTAACTTTCTCCACTTGGTTTTGTAGATGTTACCAAGATCAATTCTCAGGGTATCCTTATATTCTGGTTTAATAAGGAAGATTCCTGCAAGCCAATTACCAACGTCTTCCAATTTCTGGAGGTTGTCAGCCTTGGCAACATCTTGCTCAAACTTATTATAAATTTCCAATTCCGTCATATTCATTTTGACACCACCAACATCTTGACCACTCCCACTCTTCTCAGTTCGTGAATAAATTCTTCTGCATTGCTATATTCAATCTTGGAACCATCCCACACCTCACAACGCTTGGCAACTTCTGACATATAATCCTCCTTTGATGAAGGTCGCACCCACACATCTAACTTCATGGCAGATACGATATCCTCGTAACTGTTAGCTTCAAATGATGCATTATCTTCCAATATAACTTTAATCATAATATTGACCTCCTTATTATTTTAGCCTATATCATCAGTGATGGTAGGCTATCTCCACCAAACTACCCTTTTGGGTAGTTTCAACTATTATGAAGCTAACTTGTTGATTCTCTTGCCGATGAACTTAACTGCTTTCTGTTGTAGTTCATCTGCTCCCATCCATCCGTACCCACGAATAACCTTCTTGAAGTTGAAGTAATCATCAGCTCCTGGTTTCAATTGGATTGTGCTGTTAATGGAGCGTTCAACCATCATCTGTGTGATTACTATCCAAGCTTGCAACTTGTCAAAATTCGTTGTTCCTTGGTGTTGTCTGAACTCAATTGTTCCGTGTCGTCTGAAGCTCTGGCAGTTCAGTTTCACATAACGATCGCCGTATATTCTGTCAATAATCTCATCCACTGAAGTTGCTGCCTTGAGTCTTTCCAAGTTCGTGCTTGGGCTCTTGCACATGTTGTTGTTGCTTCCACGTCTGCTTGGTGACAACATGCTGTCAATCGTATCTTCATATCTGCTGTACATTCCATATATATTCTTGAAAGTCTTCAATGTAAAGTCAGTAGCGTCATGGTGGACATGAATCCCACAAGAATGATCAATCTTGGCTCCAACCTGATCCAATGCATCAGTAACTTTCTTGAGTTCAGCTAATCCCTGTTTGCCTTTAAGGATAGGAGATACAATCTCAAGTCCTTCGTGTGCAACACTTGCATCATAAACTAGCTTCCAATATCTTCTAGTTGTGTGACTGTATCCTTCCCAGTTTACTTGTATGCCATTGCTTGCAAGTGCTGCAAGAACCTTGTCAACTGCTCTTGCTCGTGATCCCTCTTTAAGGAAAAACTCAATCTCAACACCAAATGTTCTGTTCTCGCTAAATCCTTCATTCTTCTTCATAACCAATCATCTCCTTATAATTTAGTAGGAGGGCGAACCCTCCACAGTGTTAGTAAACGAACTTAAAGTCATTATAGTCGATGTCGTCAAAGCCTTGTTCTGTGATAAATTTTTGTTCATCGAATTCGATTTGTTCTAGTGCTTCTTGGACGGTTAAACTTTTGTTCGTTGTGATTTCCCCTACCAAGATTTCTTCATAAAATAATTTAGCCATTTTAATTCCTCCTGTTTTGTTTGTTTCTTAACTACAACCTTAGTATATCATGTGATATACAATTAGTCAACCTTTTTATTCGTTTTCTTCAATATATTTTTTAATCCATTGTCGCAACAATTCCGCGCGATTGACCGCGTTTTTTTCAGTCGCCAGATTTAGGGATTCTAAATCTTCTTTTGGTAATCTAACTACAAATGAACTATCGTTTGTCACGTTGATCAATCCTCCATACTACGTTTATTTATCAAACATCCACATGACCTAGT